TGTAGTGGCACAGTAAATTTGGCCACCTGATTAAAGGTGATATCCTCACCACAACACAAAACAGGTGACTTAATGAACAAGAAAACCAAACGTACTTTCACCCCTGAATTCAGGCTGGAATGTGCACAGCTAATTGTTGATAAGGGCTACTCATATCGACAAGCCAGTGAAGCGATGAATGTCGGTTCTACCACGCTTGAGAGTTGGGTGCGCCAGCTCAGGCGAGAGCGTCAGGGGATTGCGCCCTCTGCCACACCCATTACCCCTGAACAGCAACGTATTCGCGAGCTGGAAAAGCAGGTTCGCCGACTGGAGGAACAAAATACGATATTAAAAAAGGCTACCCCGCTCTTGATGTCCGACTCACTGAACGGTTTACGATAGTTTCCAGACTGAGTGACAGCCACTCAGTTGTCAGCCTCTGTTCCGCACTGGGAATACACCGTAGCAGTTACCGGTACTGGCGAAAACGACGCGATACGGTTAATCCGGCGCGAGTCAGGTTGTGCAGCGAAATACGCCGGGCGTGGAACCAAAGTAGGGGCTCTGCGGGGGCGCGCACGCTGGCTGAAATGCTGACCCAAAACGGCGTCCCGATGAGCCGTTACCGTGCCGGGCGTCTGATGAAATATCTGAACCTGAGCAGTTGTCAGCCCGGAAAACATCAGTACAAAAATGCTCGTCAGGAACATACCTGTCTGCCGAATCTGCTTGAGCGCCAGTTCGCTGTGCCCGAGCCAGATAGGGTATGGTGCGGAGATATTACGTATATCTGGGCAGGAAATCGCTGGTGCTATCTGGCGGTCGTCATGGATCTTTTTGCCCGCAGGGTTATCGGCTGGAGCCTGTCAGCGAATGCCGATACTGCCCTGATAAGCAGTGCCCTGCGGATGGCGTATGAGGTGCGTGGTCAGCCGCGGGACGTCATGTTCCATAGCGACCAGGGAAGTCAATATACAGGACTGAAATATCAACAACTTCTCTGGCGTTACAGGATAAAGCAAAGTGTCAGCCGACGGGGAAACTGCTGGGATAACAGTCCAATGGAACGCTTCTTCCGCAGTCTGAAAACAGAATGGGTGCCAACCGATGGCTACACAGGCAAAGACGTGGCCCGGCAGCAAATCAGCAGTTATATTCTGAATTATTACAATAGCGTCAGGCCTCACCATTATAACGGAGGGCTGACGCCGGAAGAGTCAGAGAACAGATACCATTTTTACTGTAAAACCGTGGCCAGTATTACTTGACCACTACATCGTGTGGTTATTCTGAATGCCACCACCGTTCGGTCTCCGTCAGGGCACCCAGTGGAAACAATGACGGAGGGGGCAACCATATGGGCAGAAGTTAAGGGGATCAGTGGCAGGGAGAGAATATCCGGAGGCGCAGAAACTGCTCAGGCTACAGTGAGGGTCTGGATGAGATTCCGGCGAGATGTAACAGCAACTTCATGTCTGAAAGTGCTGACTGGTGCATTCAAAGGCGCGATTCTGAGTATAGACGGTCCGCCGATACCGGATGCTCGTGCCACACGGCTTGAGATACTCTGTTCTCAGAAGGGGAATGTGTGATGGATTTCAGTCTTGATTTTTCAGGTCTGGCGGATATTGCACGGGATCTGGAGACGCTCAGCAGGGCAGAAAACAATAAGGTACTGCGCGATGCCACCCGTGCCGGTGCTGAAGTTATGCGAGATGCAGTTGTTGAACGTGCACCGGAGCGAACCGGGAAACTGAAGAAAAATGTGGTTGTTCTCACTCAGCGTTCAAAGCGTCGGGGGGAAATTATCTCGGGTGTCCACATTCGTGGACGGAACCTGCGAACCGGAAACAGTGATAACAGCATGAAAGCCAGTGATCCCCGAAATGCGTTTTACTGGCGCTTTGTGGAGCTGGGAACGATAAACATGCCCGCGCATCCGTTCATTCGCCCGGCTTTCGATACGACAGAGGAACTGGCAGCACAGATTGCCATACAGCGAATGAATCAGGCTATTGATGAGGTCTTAAGTAAATGAGAGAGACCACACTGTATTCCCTGCTGTCTCAACTGGCCGGAGGACAGGTTTATCCTTATGTGGTCCCCCTGACGGAGGGAAAGCCTGCGGTATCTCCGCCATGGCTGGTATTTTCTGTGGTGTCTGACACTGCGTCTGATGTGCTTGATGGTCAGGCTGAATCCAGAATTACCGTGCAGATCGATGTCTGGGCAACAGTACCTGATGACGCAGATGATATCCGTGAGCAGGCGCTTGATGCGGTAAGGCAACTTGCACCCTCCGTTATTTCTAAAACTCAGGGTTATGATCCTGATTCCCGTCTGAGCAGAGCCACGCTTGAATTTCAGGTAATAGCCTGAGGTCGTTAATGATTTTACCCACCCGCCGCTGGCGGGTTTTTTATTTTCAGGAGACTGAGTATGTCCTCTAATTTTGAGCGTTCGCAACTGACGAAAATTATGATTTCGTCTGCACCGGTAACAGCAGAAACCCTGGATTCTGCCAGCTATCTTGGCCTGAGCTGTACAATCAAAGAGGTGCAGTTTACCGCAGGACAAAAGCAGGATATTGATGTCACCACGCTGTGTTCTGTTGAACAGGAAAATATTAACGGTCTTGGTGCCGCGTCAGAGATTTCCATGTCAGGCAACTTTTACCTCAATGCTGCCCAGAACGCGTTGCGCAGTGCCTATGACAATGACACCACGTATGGCTTTAAAGTTATTTTTCCGTCAGGCAACGGATTTACCTTTATGGCAGAGGTGCGTCAGCATACCTGGTCTGCAGGAACCAATGGTGTTGTGGCTGCAACGTTTTCCCTGCGTCTGAAAGGTAAACCTGTGCTGACGACAGAGCCGCTAAAAGTGAAGATCGATTTAAACAGCACGCTGCAGATTTCTGCCGGAGCGAAACTTGAAATGGCGGTTGAGGCTGCCGGTGGTGTGCCGCCTTATTCTTATGTCTGGAAGAAAGGTGGATCTCCTGTTTCCGGACAGACGGCGGCAACGTTCAGTAAGGCATCCGCAGTATCCGGTGATGCGGGTGCATATACCTGCGAGATTTCTGATTCAGCAAGCCCGGTTAACAAGGTGACCTCCACTTCCTGCACTGTTACCGTCAGTTAATGAGGATAGATGTGATGACTAAAAATATCCGTAATTTGGCACTGGCAACGATGTCGGGGTTTCGCCATAAAACCGTTGATGTGCCTGAATGGGAGGGAACAACGGTTGTGTTACGGGAACCTTCTGCAGAAGCCTGGTTGCGCTGGCAGGAGATCGTTAAAGCAAAAGATGATGAGACACCGTTATCCGTAGCGGAGCGCGCCCGCCGAAATCTGGAGGCAGATGTTGAACTGTTCATTGATGTTCTGTGTGATACCGGACTGCAACCTGTATTTTCAGAGGATGATCGTGAACAGGTGATTGCCGTGTATGGCCCGGTGCATGCGCGGCTTCTTCGGCAGTCTCTGGAACTGATCAGTGATGCCGGCGAGGTTAAAAAAAAGTAGCGCTTCCGGGGATGCGTTTTCTGATGATGCTGGCGCTCAGGATGGGGCGCACATTGTCAGAGTTACGCCGGGAAATGTCCGCATCAGAAATCATGATGTGGGCAGAATTTGACAGGTTCAGCCCGCTGGGTGACGAGCGGGCTGATATCCGGGCTGCCCAGATAGTTTCTGCGGTTTACGGTGCGCAGGGTGTCAAAGTACCACTGAATGATGCGCTTCTTCAGTGGGAACAAGAGCAGACAGAAGGCGTATCAGATCCATTTGCCGGACTGGAAAACGCGCTTTTAATAGTGTCTCAGTGAGTCAACATAACCGCTTCGGCGGTTTTTTTTCGTCCGGAGAATGAGTGTGGCGACACTACGTGAACTGATTATTAAAATCTCGGCAAATTCCCGGTCATTCCAGTCAGAGATCTCCCGGGCTTCGCGTATGGGGCAGGATTACTACCGTACCATGCAGAACGGGGGCCGGCAGTCCGCTGCTGCATCCCGTGAAATGCGGCGTGCACTGGCAGAAGTGACGGATCAGATAAATACAGCTAAATCTTCGGCACTGAATATGGCGGGGGCGTTTGCCGGGGCTTTTGCTACCGGTCATCTTATTTCTCTCGCCGATGAGTGGAATTCAGTAAATGCCCGTCTGAAGCAGGCCTCACAGTCCAGTGATGATTTTCAGGCATCACAGCGTGAATTAATGGCGATCAGCCAGAGAACGGGGACGGCGTTTTCTGATAACGCCAGCCTTTTTGCCCGTTCTGCAGCTTCCATGCGGGAGTATGGTTACAGTTCTGAGGAGGTACTGAAAGTCACCGAGGCGATCTCCACGGGTCTGAAATTATCCGGTGCCAGTACAGCAGAAGCCAGTTCGGTGATCACGCAGTTCAGTCAGGCACTGGCGCAGGGAGTGCTGCGCGGTGAAGAGTTTAACTCGGTGAATGAGAACGGCGATCGTGTTATTCGTGCGCTGGCTGCTGGAATGGGGGTTGCCCGTAAGGATCTGAAGGCCATGGCGGATAACGGAAAGTTGACCGCCGATAAGGTTGTTCCTGCACTGATTAGTCAGCTTGGGGCATTACGTGATGAATATGCGGCAATGCCTGATACGGTTTCATCCTCTGCAACCAAAGTTGAAAACGCCTTTATGGCCTGGGTTGGTGGTGCGAACGAGGCAAGCGGAGTGACGAAGACGCTCTCCGGTGTGCTGAATGGTATTGCAGGCAATATTGACACCGTGGCAACCGCTGCCGGTGCTCTGGTTGCCGTCGGGGTAGCCCGATATTTTGGCAATATGGCGTCGTCTGCTGGATCTGCAACTGCCGGATTAATTACTGCAGCCAGAAACGAAGTGGCTCTTGCTGAAGTGCAACTTCGGGGGACACAGATAGCAACCGCCAGGGCGCGTGCGGCGGTTTATCGTGCGCAACAGGCGGTTGTTGCTGCTCGCGGTACCGAAAGGCAGGCCGCAGCAGAAGCGAAGCTGACAGCTGCCCAGGCGTCACTTACCCGTAATATTGCGGCCAGAACAGCGGCACAGACAACGCTGAATAATGTTACGTCAGTGGGGAGTCGTTTATTAAGTGGCGCGCTGGGGCTGGTTGGTGGTGTGCCGGGACTCGTCATGCTGGGGGCTGCGGCCTGGTACACGATGTATCAGAATCAGGAGCAGGCCAGAGAATCTGCACGCCAGTATGCCGCAACAATCGACGAAATTCGCCAGAAAACGTCGGCAATGTCGCTTCCTGAAGCGTCAGATAATGAGGAAAAGACGCGACAGGCACTGAAGGAGCAGAACAGGTTAATTGACGAGCAGAAAAGTAAGATTAAATCCTTACAGGAAAAAATTGCTGGCTATCAGTATGTGCTGGCAAATCCGGGTTGGACAACCGATAACGGTTTTATGATTAACCACATGACGTCGGTAAAAACTGTCACAGAAGGGCTTGCAGAAGCAACAAATCAACTGGCAGTTGAACAGTCCCGTCTCACTCAAATGCAGGGCAAAGCGCAATCCATTCAGGATGTGCTTGCCGGGCTGGAGGAGCGACGGGTGGCGTTGATCCGTCAACAGGCAGCGGAACAAAACAAAGCGTATCAGTCCCTGTTGATCATGAATGGGCAGCATACCGAGTTTAATCGTCTTCTTGGGCTTGGTAATGAATTACTTCAGCAGCGACAGGGGCTGGTGAATGTACCGTTACGGCTACCACAGGCAACCCTGGATGATAAACAGCAGACCGCACTGAATAACAGCGAGCGCGAACTGGTTCTGTCCCGCCTGAAGGGGGAAGCCCGTGAGCGTGCCCGCCTGGGTTATGCTGCGGATGATCTCGGCTTTGTGGGAGAGGCGTATCAGACAGCCAGACAGAATTATATCAATAACTCACTGGATGCCTGGCGAAATAACCAGGCAAATAAACCCAAAGCGCATAAAAAGACTGAAGCGGAAAAAACAGAAGATATTTATAAACGGCTGATTAAACAGCAAAAAGAACAAATAGCACTGGCAGGGCAGAATACTGAACTGGCTAAGATGAAATATCAGGTCAGTCAGGGCGAATTATCAACCCTGTCAGAAGCGCAGAAAAAAACGCTTTTACAGAATGCGGCACTCATCGACCAGAAAAAGATTCGTGAGCAGCTTGCCGCGTATGAAAGCAGTCTGGCGGACAGTAATGCCAGTGCCCGGGCATCTGACGACGCGCAGTTGCTGGGATATGGTGAAGGCTCACGGATGCGTGAACGACTCCAGGAAATGTGGAGTATCCGGCAGACGTTTGAGCAGAAAAATAACGAGCTGCTGAGACAGTATCAGGCCGGAGAAATTGAAGAAGCCCTGTGGAAACAGGAGAAAGAACTGAATAAAAAATATCTGGAAGAGCGTCTCAGCGATCAGCAGGATTATTATGCAAAGGCCGATGCTTTACGTAATAACTGGAATGCCGGACTCCAGGAGGGACTGACCAACTGGGCAGACAGTGCCACCGATTATGCTTCACAGGCGGCAGATGCTGTCGTTTCCACGATGGACGGGCTGGTATCAAATATTTCCGATGCACTGGCTGGAAATGTTGTGGAGTGGAGGAACTGGGGGAGTTCAGTTCTCCGGGAGGTTTCAAAAATTCTGATGAATGCGGCCATTGTTAACGGACTGAAGTCACTCTCCGGTGCTGGAGGGTGGCTTGGTACGGTCGGCGGATGGATTTCGGGGGCGGTGGCAAACGCAAAAGGTGGTGTTTACACATCGGCAAATCTGAGTGCTTACAGTAACACTATTGTGGATACACCGACGTATTTTGCTTTTGCGAAAGGTGCCGGGCTGATGGGCGAGGCCGGGCCTGAAGCTATCATGCCACTGACACGGGCAGCGGACGGCTCTCTTGGGGTCAGAGCCATTGGCAATGTGAATGGTGGCGGTGGATTTGTTTATTCTCCCGTGTATCACATCAGCATTCAGAATCAAGGGAGCAATGGCGAGATAGATGCGCGCTCAGCCAGGGGACTGGTGGATCTGATCGACAGCAGGGTTGTGTCAATTATGCAGTCATCGCGTCGGGATGGAGGATTATACAGTGCCTGAGCCTGAAGTTTTTAACTGGATCCCCCGTGAGGGGATGGAGACGACACGAAAGCCATCAGTTATTACGGTAAAGTTTGGTGACGGATATGAACAGCGACGGGCTGGTGGTCTGAATGCGGATCTGAAAACGTTTAAACCGGTATTTCGTGTCACAGATGAATATTCCCGTGCCGCGCTGGACAGTTTTTTATCCCGTCATGCCGGGATTCGTGCTTTTTTGTGGCGTCTGCCAAAACACAACAGGACTGTCCGGGTTGTCTGCAGGGAGTGGAGCATTTCGGATAATGCCATGTATACCGATTTTAACTGCACCTTTGAAGAGGTCACTCACTGATGCAGGATATACAGCAGGAAACACTCAATGAGTGCACTAAAACGGAGCAATCCGCGCTGATCGTGCTCTGGGAAATTGATCTGACAGAGGTCGGCGGAGATCGTTATTTCTTCTGTAATGAGCAGAACGAAAAAGGTGAACCAGTCACCTGGCAGGGGCGGCAGTATCAGGCATACCCCATTCAGGGGAGTGGTTTTGAACTGAATGGCAAAGGAGCCAGTGCAAGGCCAACGCTGAAAGTCTCTAATCTGCACGGCATGGTCACCGGGATGGCGGAAGATCTGCAGAGTCTGGTCGGCGGAACGGTGGTCCGGCGTAAGGTTTACGCCCGTTTTCTGGATGCGGTGAACTTCGTCAACGGAAACAGTGACGCCGATCCGGAGCAGGAGGTGATCAGCCGCTGGCGCATCGAGCAGTGCAGCGAACTGAGCGTGGTGAGTGCCTCCTTTGTACTGTCCACGCCGACGGAAACGGATGGCGCTGTTTTTCCGGGACGTATCATGCTGGCCAACACCTGCACCTGGACCTATCGCGGTGACGAGTGCGGTTATAGCGGTCCGGCTGTCGCGGATGAATATGACCAGCCAACGTCCGATATCACGAAGGATAAATGCAGCAAATGCCTGAGTGGTTGCAAGTTCCGCAATAACGTCGGCAATTTTGGCGGCTACCTTTCCATTAACAAACTTTCGCAGTAAACCCATGACAGAGACAGAATCAGCGATTCTGGCGCACGCCCGGCGATGTGCGCCAGCGGAGTCGTGCGGCTTCGTGGTGAGAACGCCGGAGGGGGACAGATATTTTCCCTGCGTGAATATCTCCGGTGAGCCGGAGGCGTATTTCCGGATGTCGCCGGAGGACTGGCTGCAGGCAGAGATGCAGGGGGAGGTTGTGGCACTGGTCCACAGCCACCCCGGTGGTCTGCCCTGGCTGAGTGAGGTCGACAGGCGGCTGCAGGTGCAGAGTGATTTGCCGTGGTGGCTGGTCTGCCGGGGGGCGATTCACAAGTTCCGCTGTGTGCCACATCTTACCGGGCGGCGCTTTGAGCACGGGGTGACGGACTGTTACACGCTGTTCCGGGATGCATACCATCTGGCGGAAATTGAGATGCCGGATTTTTATCGCGGGGATGACTGGTGGCGTAACGGCCAGAATCTCTATCTTGACAATATGGAGGCGACTGGTTTTTACCGTGTCGCACTGACAGAGGCGCAGCCGGGCGATGTGCTGCTGTGCTGTTTTGGTTCATCGGTGCCGAATCATGCCGCCATTTACTGCGGCGACGGCGAGCTGCTGCACCATATTCCTGAACAACTGAGCAAACGAGAGAGGTATACCGACAAATGGCAGCGACGCACACACTCCCTCTGGCGTCACCGGGCATGGCACGCATCTGCCTTTACGGGAATTTACAACGATTTGGCCGCCGCATCGACCTTCGTGTGAAAACGGGGGCCGAAGCCATCCGGGCGCTGGCCATGCAGATCCCGGCGTTTCGTCAGAAACTGAGTGACGGCTGGTATCAGGTACGGATTGCCGGGCGTGATGCAGGTGAAACCGAATTGTCTGCCCGTCTTAATGAGCCGCTGGCAAATGGTGCCGTGATCCACATCGTTCCGCGTCTGGAGGGGGCCAAAAGTGGCGGTGTGTTTCAGGCGGTGCTGGGTGCGGCGCTGATTGCGGTGGCATGGTGGAACCCTGTGGGCTGGCTGGGGGCCGCGGCTGTATCGGGTATGTATGCAGCAGGGGCCAGTATGATCCTGGGTGGTGTGGCGCAGATGCTGGCACCGAAAGCCAGGACGCCCACGGCAGCCAGTACAGATAACGGCAAACAGAACACGTATTTCTCGTCACTGGATAACATGGTTGCCCAGGGCAATGTTCTGCCCGTTCTGTACGGTGAAATGCGTGTGGGGTCGCGGGTGGTATCTCAGGAGATCAGCACGGCAGATGAAGGTGATGGTGGTCAGGTTGTGGTGATTGGTCGCTGATGAAAAATGTTTTATGTGAAACCGCCTCCGGGCGGTTTTGTCGTTTATGGAGCGTGAGGAATGGGTAAAGGCAGCAGTAAGGGGCATACCCCGCGCGAAGCAAAGGACAACCTGAAGTCCACGCAGTTGCTGAGTGTGATTGATGCCATCAGCGAAGGTCCGGTTGAAGGTCCGGTGGATGGATTAAAAAGCGTGCTGCTGAACAGTACGCCGGTGCTGGACAGCGAGGGGAATACCAATATCTCCGGCGTCACGGTGGTGTTCCGGGCAGGCGAGCAGGAGCAGACACCGCCGGAGGGATTTGAATCCTCCGGCTCCGAGACGGTGCTGGGTACGGAAGTGAAATATGACACGCCGATCACCCGCACCATCACGTCGGCAAACATCGACCGTCTGCGCTTTACCTTCGGTGTGCAGGCACTGGTGGAAACCACCTCAAAGGGGGACAGGAATCCATCGGAAGTCCGCCTGCTGGTTCAGATACAACGTAACGGTGGCTGGGTGACGGAAAAAGACATCACCATTAAGGGCAAAACCACCTCGCAGTATCTGGCCTCGGTGGTGGTGGATAACCTGCCGCCGCGCCCGTTTAATATCCGGATGCGCAGGATGACGCCGGACAGCACCACAGACCAGCTGCAGAACAAAACGCTCTGGTCGTCATACACCGAAATCATCGATGTGAAACAGTGCTACCCGAATACGGCACTGGTCGGCGTGCAGGTGGATTCGGAGCAGTTCGGCAGCCAGCAGGTGAGCCGTAATTATCATCTGCGCGGGCGTATTCTGCAGGTGCCGTCGAACTATAACCCGCAGACGCGGCAATACAGCGGTATCTGGGACGGAACGTTTAAGCCAGCATACAGCAACAACATGGCCTGGTGTCTGTGGGATATGCTGACCCACCCGCGCTACGGCATGGGGAAACGTCTTGGTGCGGCAGATGTGGACAAATGGGCGCTGTACGTTATCGGCCAGTACTGCGACCAGTTGGTACCGAATGGTTTTGGCGGCACGGAGCCGCGCATCACCTGTAATGCCTGGCTGACCACACAGCGTAAGGCGTGGGATGTTCTCAGCGATTTCTGCTCGGCGATGCGCTGTATGCCGGTATGGAACGGGCAGACGCTGACGTTCGTGCAGGACCGACCGTCGGATAAGGTGTGGACCTATAACCGCAGTAATGTGGTGATGCCGGATGATGGCGCGCCGTTCCGCTACAGCTTCAGCGCCCTGAAGGACCGCCATAATGCCGTTGAGGTGAACTGGATTGACCCGGATAACGGCTGGGAGACGGCGACAGAGCTTGTGGAGGATACGCAGGCCATTGCCCGTTACGGTCGTAACGTCACGAAGATGGATGCCTTTGGCTGTACCAGCCGGGGGCAGGCACACCGCGCCGGGCTGTGGCTGATTAAAACGGAACTGCTGGAGACGCAGACCGTGGACTTCAGCGTGGGTGCCGAAGGGCTTCGCCATGTACCGGGCGATGTCATTGAAATCTGTGATGATGACTATGCGGGGATCAGCATCGGCGGGCGTGTGCTGGCGGTGAACAGCCAGACCCGGACGCTGACGCTCGACCGTGAAATCACGCTGCCATCCTCCGGCACCACGCTGATAAGCCTGGTTGACGGAAGTGGCAATCCGGTCAGCGTGGAGGTCCAGTCCGTCACCGACGGCGTGAAGGTGAAAGTGAGCCGGGTTCCTGACGGCGTTGCCGGATACAGCGTGTGGGGGCTGAAGCTGCCGACGCTGCGCCAGCGCCTGTTCCGCTGTGTGAGTATCCGTGAGAACGACGACGGCACGTATGCCATCACTGCCGTGCAGCATGTACCGGAGAAAGAAGCCATCGTGGATAACGGGGCGCACTTTGACGGTGACCAGAGCGGCACGGTGAATGGTGTCACGCCGCCAGCAGTGCAGCATCTGACTGCCGAAGTCACCGCAGACAGCGGGGAATATCAGGTGCTGGCGCGATGGGACACGCCGAAGGTGGTGAAGGGCGTGAGCTTTATGCTTCGCCTGACCGTGGCAGCGGATGACGGCAGTGAGCGGCTGGTCAGCACGGCCAGGACGACGGAAACCACATACCGCTTCACGCAACTGGCGCTGGGGAACTACAGGCTGACGGTCCGGGCGGTAAATGCGTGGGGACAGCAGGGCGATCCGGCGTCGGTATCGTTCCGGATCGCCGCACCGGCAGCACCGTCGCGGATTGAGCTGACGCCGGGCTATTTTCAGATAACCGCAACGCCGCATCTTGCGGTTTATGATCCGACGGTACAGTTTGAGTTCTGGTTCTCGGAAAAGCGGATTACCGATATCAGGCAGGTTGAAACCACAGCCCGCTATCTTGGCACGGGGCTGTACTGGATAGCCGCCAGTATCAATATCAAACCGGGTCGTGATTATTACTTTTATATCCGCAGTGTGAACACCGTCGGCAAATCGGCATTCGTGGAGGCTGTTGGTCGGGCGAGCGATGATGCGGAAGGTTACCTGGATTTTTTCAAAGGCCAGATAACCGAATCCCATCTCGGCAAGGAGCTGCTGGAAAAAGTCGAGCTGACGGAGGATAACGCCAGCAAACTGGAGGAGTTTTCGAAAGAGTGGAAGGACGCCAGTGATAAGTGGAATGCCATGTGGGGCGTCAAAATTGAGCAGACCAAAGACGGCAAACATTATGTCGCGGGTATTGGCCTCAGCATGGAGGACACAGAGGAAGGCAAACTGAGCCAGTTTCTGGTTGCCGCTAACCGTATCGCGTTTATTGACCCGGCAAACGGGAATGAAACGCCGATGTTTGTGGCGCAGGGCAACCAGATATTCATGAACGACGTGTTCCTGAAACGCCTGACGGCTCCCACCATTACCAGCGGTGGAAATCCGCCGGCATTTTCCCTGACACCGGACGGGCGGCTGACGGCGAAAAATGCCGATATCAGCGGTAACGTGAATGCGAACTCCGGGACGCTCAACAACGTCACGATTAACGAGAACTGCCGGGTTCTGGGAAAACTGTCCGCGAACCAGATTGAAGGCGATCTCGTTAAAACAGTGGGCAAAGCTTTCCCCCGTGACTCCCGAGCACCGGAGCGGTGGCCATCAGGGACCATTACCGTCAGGGTTTATGACGATCAGCCGTTTGACCGGCAAATTGTTATTCCGGCGGTGGCATTCAGTGGCGCTAAGCATGAGAGAGAGCATACTGATATTTACTCCTCATGCCGTCTGATAGTGCGGAAAAACGGTGCTGAAATTTATAACCGTACCGCGCTGGATAATACGCTGATTTACAGTGGCGTTATTGATATGCCTGCCGGTCACGGTCACATGACACTGGAGTTTTCGGTATCAGCATGGTGGGTAAATGGCTGGTATCCCACAGCAAGTATCAGCGATTTGCTGGTTGTGGTGATGAAGAAAGCCACCGCAGGCATCAGTATCAGCTGAATTTTATAACCCAGATACGGGCGTCAGAAATGACGCCTTTTTTATTGCAGAAAAGCGAGAGGTAATTATGCGTAAATTATGTGCTGTTATTCTGTCCGCAGTAGTCTGGCTGGTTGCCGCTGGTACGCCAGCGAGCGCAGCAGAGCATCAGTCCACACTAAGCGCCGGGTATCTTCAGACCCATACTGATATGCCAGGCAGTGATGACCTGAAGGGCATTAACGTGAAATACCGTTATGAATTTACGGACACGCTGGGGCTGGTGACGTCATTCAGTTATGCCAATGCCAAAGATGAGCAAAAAACGCATTACAGCGATACCCGCTGGCATGAAGATTCAGTGCGTAACCGCTGGTTCAGCATGATGGCGGGGCCATCTGTACGCGTGAATGAATGGTTCAGTGCTTATGCGATGGCGGGTATGGCTTACAGCCGTGTTTCGACTTTCTCCGGGGATTATCTCCGCGTAACTGACAACAAGGGGAAAACGCACGATGTGCTGACCGGAAGTGATGACGGTCGCCACAGCAACACGTCTCTGGCGTGGGGGGCTGGCGTGCAGTTTAACCCGACCGAATCCGTGGCCATTGATGTTGCTTATGAAGGTTCCGGCAGTGGTGACTGGCGCACTGACGGTTTCATCGTGGGTGTCGGTTATAAATTCTGATTAGCCAGGTAACACAGTGTTATGACAGCCCGCCGGTTCAGGCGGGCTTTTTTGTGGAGTGGATATGGCAGCAGTAAAAATCTCAGGTGTGCTGAAAGATGGTGCGGGAAAACCAATACAGAACTGCACTATTCAACTGAAGGCAAAGCGTAACAGCACCACGGTACTGGTGAACACGGTGGCCTCTGAAAATCCGGATGAAGCCGGGCGTTACAGCATGGATGTTGAGTATGGCCAGTACAGCGTCACCCTGCTGGTTGAAGGTTTTCCGCCTTCACATGCCGGGACCATTACCGTCTATGAAGGCTCCAGACCAGGTACGCTGAATGATTTTCTCGGTGCCATGACGGAAGATGATGTCATGCCGGAGGCATTGCGTCGTTTTGAGGAAATGGTGGAAGAAGCGGCACGCAACGCTGAAGCCGCCTCTCAGAGCGCAGCGGCGGCAAAGAAATCCGAAACTGCAGCGGCATCATCGAAGAACGCGGCGAAAACCTCAGAAACGAATGCAGCTAATAGTGCACAGGCGGCAGCGACCTCACAGACTGCATCAGCAAACTCCGCGACAGCAGCCAAAAAATCAGAAACCAACGCGAAAAATAGCGAGACAGCCGCAAAGACGAGCGAAACCAACGCAAAGTCCAGCCAGACGGCAGCGAAGACCAGCGAAACGAATGCAAAAACCAGTGAAACCAACGCAAAGGCGAGCGAGACTGCGGCGGATAACTCAGCGAAAGCATCGGCAGCAAGCCAGACGGCAGCTAAAGCAAGCGAAGACGCAGCCAGGGAGTACGCAAGCCAGGCAGCAGAGCCGTATAAATATGTCTTACAGCCGCTTCCCGATGTGTGGATACCGTTTAACGATTCACTGGATATGATTACGGGCTTTTCGCCGTCATATAAAAAGATTGTTATTGGTGATGATGAAATAACGATGCCTGGCGATAAGGTTGTAAAGTTTAAACGCGCATCGAAAGCAACCTATATTAATAAATCTGGTGTGCTGACAGAGGCTGCCATTGACGAGCCACGATTTGAACGTGATGGCCTGCTTATTGAGGGGCAAAGAACAAACTACATGCTCAATTCGGAAAACCCTGCCAGTTGGGGGCGATCGTCAAATATGGATGTTCCCGAAACCGGGACGGATAGTTTTGGTTTTACCTATGGAAAGTTTGTCTGTAACGATTCTCTGATTGGGCAAACCTCAGCCATTAATATGGCATCAATTGCTGCAACAAAGTCAGTTGATGTCTCAGGCGATAATAAATACGTGACAACCTCATGTCGTTTTAAAACAGAACTGCAGGTAAGGTTGCGTATCCGATTTGATAAATATGACGGTAGCGCAACAACTTTTCTTGGTGATGCGTATATTGATACACAAACGCTTGAAATTAATATGACAGGTGGTGCTTCCGGTAGAATTACGGCACGAGTCAGGAAGGATGAAACTACAGGATGGATTTTTGCTGAGGCAACAATTCAGGCAATTGATGGTGAGTTAAAAATAGGCTCTCAGATACAGTATTCACCTAAGCAGGGAGGGGCAACCGTATCTGGTGACTATATTTATCTGGCCACCCCACAAGTAGAAGATGGGCCTTGTGTATCATCTTTTATTATATCAGGAACGACGGCGGCGACTCGTGCGAGTGATATGGTTACGATCCCGACCGAAAACAACATTTATAACAGACCGCTTACTTGTTTGGTCGAGGTTAACAGGAATTGGGGCGATATTCCTCCTAATGTAGCACCGCGTATTTTTGATTTTTCTAGTGTGCCGCCTATTGAGTCAATCACATACGCTTTTAACACAACCGAGAAATATTACGGTCAGCTTTATATGCAAACTTATAAAGCGTCGACAAGTAGTTACGTTTCTAGTTTGTTTACTGGTCGAACGGATGTTCGAAAATTCATTGGTGGTTTTAATATTTATTCTGATGGTACTAAACGAGTAGTTTCTAACGGTGAGGCTACTAAAACCATGAAAACGGAATGGACGGGCGTAAAAACGCGGACCTTTATTCGAATAGGAGGTCAAGCCACATCAGGGACACGTCATCTATTCGGCCATTTGAGAAATCTTCGTCTCTGGCATAAAGAATTAACTGATGCGCAAATGGGGGAGAGTATTAAATGAAAGATTTAACACTTAAATTTGCCGACAGGGCCGATTTTTCGGCCTTTATGGATAGCACTGGCTATTATGATGATGAGTCGATGCAGGATGATATTCTTATTGACGTGATAGGTAACGTGTACAAAGAAACCGGAGAACTTACCGAAGAGGGCGAGCCGGTATGTGTTAAGGAAGACGGATATTTTGTAAACGTGCGCATCATTAATGATGCAAAAAAATCGTCAATATTCGATAAATACGCGATTGTTGTTGAGCATCAACTTCGTGGCTGGATGTGAGGGAGACAAATGGCTACATCGACAGTAATTCCTGAAGACATCAAAACGCTAAAATCCGACGTTAGCAAATTAAAAAACGATCAAGGAAGCTACGCAACAAAATCTTATGTAGACAATAAAACAACATGGAATGGTTATTGCAATGTAATCTATGATCAAAAAACATTGCCAACAACTGGAACTATATTCAGCGGTAAGCTGCATTTGTCAAATAAGACTGGTGAAACGGAAAACGCTTATAGTGACATATATACCAGAAAAAATATTGATGGTACTAAAGATACAATGACGAGGATCGTCACACATAACGGGACAAAAGGTATCTTTTGGGACTTTAGTGATCTTTACGGAGGAACTTTAATTTT